CAACAGGACTGTCTATGGGAATGTGAAAAATCAAATTGACCTTACCTCTACCGCTTGTAACTGCACCTATTTCCCTTACGTGCACGTGTGCCATTTTTAATCTCCTTCTGTTCTATGAGGATGTATAATTCCACGGTTGGACATATGCACGGACATCGTGGCTGTTTGTTGAACCGGTCTGCTTGACCCCGATTCTGAAGTGTGCAAGGTCTTTGATAATAAAACTTAGCTGCTGTGGGTCAACGCTCTTATCTCCCTGCATACTCCATATAGGCGTGTCATCATAATTGGTTCCATCCAGTGAACCATAAAGAGCTATTTCCACCTCATCCGTCGGAGTAACATCGTAATTGATTTCAACAATTACATGCGCCCCTTCATAGCCATTCGTTTCCATATCAACGTCCGAAGAGAACGATTCCGTAGTTCCCGATAAAGTTATATAGCCGTCTCCGGAACCGATAATTTGGCTCAGCGCTGCCCAATTTTTGTTTATAGTTGCCATTTTTCAATCTCCTATCAAATTATCGTTCTCATCGCGAGGCCATATATTCAGTTTGGAAGGGCCAATACCTTGTTCCATAATCTTTGCAGGTATTGGCCCTCCTTCTCTGGTAGTATGACCTGCACGATAAGAACGAATATTAAGTTCTTCATGGTAATCCCTTAAAGGCATGCCTTGAAGTTCAGGATTTATGATGTCCATTGTTCTCGGGTCGTCGGCCATTTGCTACTTTTTCACTTTCCTTTTTCCTGTTTTTCTGGCAACATAATCTTCTACCGTGCTATGTGTTTTGTTGTCAGGGTCTTTTTTCCCGTCTTCATTTTTTTCTTCTTTTGCCATTGGCTTTTTACTCCCTTAAAATAAAAGTCAATAATAGAGAGTGTTTCAAGACACACTCTCGAAGCCTTTTCTGTTTTCACTACGGACAGATTTGCAGCATAACTAAGGGTGGCCCTGAAACGCCAGCAGCACTTCTGTCGACAATAAATCCGGCGAGTTGTTGCTCATCGCCACCTGCACCACAAGGCCCGTGGGCAACGTCATCAACGATTGTAATTGAACCTTCGCAGTCAAAGACCAGTTTGCGTTCACCACCGGTTATGCCTGCATTTTGCAAACTCGAGCCGTGAGGGTTAACCCACATCCATCCCCAGGTCTGAACCCAAAGAAAGTAGTTCGCAACAGTGGTAATTGCACAAGGTATTCCTGCAACAGAGGAATAGTCATTACCTGCATCACCACCACTTGGGCCTGCAGTTAACCGCAAGCTTCGGTAGGGATTGTGCAATATTTCGGTATAGGTTGCACCGCTAGTAACAATAGCAGTCAAAGGCTCATCTAAAGTAAGCACAATAGATCCACCAGAAGTTGCAGTGTTGCCAAGAATACCTCTGGTCTGTACCGGTGTGCTAAACATGGTGACCATGCCACCTCGAAATTCATTCACCGCAACCCCAGCAGCAGCGATCTGGATTGTAGTATCACCAACGGCTTGAGTCGCACCTATAGTAGTTGCTATTCCATCGCCAATTTGACCCCAAAACTTCAATCCAAAATGACGAACAACAACTATGTTAGTTGACCTGGCATAGCGGTATACACGACCGTCCCAGCGTACACGGCGAGTACCTATCATACAATTCTGGGCGCTGCCTTCTGCATGAAGGCTCTGTATTGCAGACTGCCCTGGCATAAGCCCACCGTAAATCATGTCGTTCTCAATACCGTGTGCAAACGCTTCCTGAATAACTCGACCGTGAGCTTGTAGTATGTCACGGTCAAGCGTAGCCATATTTCGTCTCATTTTATTTCTCCTTATTTTTATTTAGTTAACAATTTTGGCAGTTTTAAGCTACTTCAATGGCTTCTTCAACAGGTGCCTTGTCATACTCTTCGAGTGCTTGAATTAGCTCTGCCTTGTTTAGCCCAGAAGTTTTTATCTCTCTATCCTTCGCAAGTACCTGGAGCTCTTTCAAAAGCATATCACTGTATGCTATCTCTTCAGTCTCTTCAGTTACTTCTTCAGACGTTTCAGGTTCCTCGACAGAAGGAGTTAAAGATGTTACTTCTGAGCCACGGTCGGTCACATGTACGGCTTCTTGTTCCTTAAAAAAAACAGCCTCTTTTGCGTCATCAGTTTCAATAGCACTGTCATTGGCTATGAAAATCTGCCTGTCCTTATAAGGGAACTGCCTCGTAGGACCGTAATTGCGAATCACAAATCTTTTCATTTTCAAATTCCTTTCTATCTTGAACCTTTCTTCATTCAGTTATACAGCATAACGATATGCTGTAATTACGCCGTGATAAGCTTCTCCATCAACACGCACGCGTTGACGTTCTCGATGGTGTTGTCGGCTCTCATGCTATAGAACCAGTAAGTAGCCTCATCAGCTGCTACCCTTTGCGATTCGATTTTGAGGCTTCTTTGAATACCTACAATCAAATTACCTTTGGGAGTAAGCAGCGTATCACCGTAAACACCACCTCCCAGAACACCAGCTGCGGACATAGTGACCGGCATCAAGGGACACGGTACAATCGGCACTTGACCATATTGCAGAGGACCCTGACCAAGAATAGCTTTGTCACCGAGGATAGTTGACCGTGCCGCCAAAGCGTCGATGTAGTCTTGAGCCAGCTGGTCAGATTGGAAGAATCTCAAATTGGCAAGTCCAACCTTCTTGTATTTTGAAGGAAGTTTCTTCATCATATTGCCATATTTGAACTCCCAGTTATAAGGTACATTAGTATTCTGCTGAGCAATTTTGCCAGCTAATGCACAATCATAAGCGTGACATCTCCAAGTGCATGTTCCATCCACAACAGTACCACCAAGAACGGTAGGCCAAGTCGGCTCAGCAGCTCCTTGATTACCAGCGACAGTGCAGATGTAAACAAAACCGTTCGGTGTCGTCGGCTCTCTAATGTCACCTTGAAGTCTTGCGGCAACACCAACCACATAATCAGTCTCATTCAAAGCCGTCATAAGTGTGGCCCTGCCGGAGACTAGATTGTAATGACCGCTGAGATACCCGGTCAATGCTTGGCTGTACTTAATTCTGTACCGCCAGCCGTCAAACCTACTACGAGTGTCGTCATTAGCGAAACCACCTATGTTTGCAGTGTCAGCAATCCAGAATATTTCTTCCAGCTCGTTGCCAATCTTAGCCGCAACCATTCGCATTACTTGATCTCTGAAAGCGTCGGCACCGATGTCTGCATCAATGTCTTCCAAGTCATCGTCGAAAATGGCGATGCAACCACGCATCTTTTTGGTGGTCAAAGGGATCTTCTGGGTCACTAGCTGTTTGACATAATCCGAAGAGCTGAACGTATCTCCGGGTTTGAGGAACCGAATGTCGCCCAGGCCCAACGCCCGAACGTTCTTCGTTTCCTTCTTCATCTTTATGACCCGAGCGTTGTTTTTGAGAACGGATTCATCAATAATATAATCGATGAACCGGTCAGCCTCCTCAGCCTCAAGCACGATAGCTGGAAGACTTACCATCTTCTCAATCTGTTCACTCTTGAGCATTTTTTTATTCGTCTTCATTATGTACTCCTTTATTTATCAACAACTTTACTTCTACTTACCTATTCCCCAGCTCTCTCTGTTATGCAAGAGAAGGCCAGAGAACCTTACCATCTTCACCCGCTCCCTTCGGCTTGTCGTCATCGTCGTCGTCTTGACCATCGATACTCTTCTTCGTGGCGGTGACCTTCTCCATAGCTTCAACTCTCTTCGAAACACCTTCCACTGCTTCAGTAAGCTTGGCTATATCGGATTTCTCGTCGTCTTTCTTTTCCGTACCGTCCAGCTTAGCAACAGCTTCTTTCAGCTCAGTCAGTTGCTTCGTAAGCGCTGCCATCTCTTCGCTCTCGTTACCATCTGCCTTCTCTGTGGACTCTTTCGAGCTAGCCATTATCGACTTCAAGGCCTCCACAGCAGCGATGATAGCTTGTATTTTCTTGATGGCCTCTTTCGAGAATTTCGCTCCCGCCTTTTCGACGTCTTTCACTTCGCTACAACAAGCATTTATGGCGAGGACACCGACAGCCTTTTCCAAGTCTTCAGGAAAGCTTTCCTTGTAATGCTTAGTGATAAGGTCTAAAGCTTCTTGAAGTACTTCCTCTTCGACTTTTTTCTCGACGTCAACATCCTCTTCACCAAGGTATGCCTTCAATAATTCGAGCGTTTTGGGATCCATAGTTATTTCTCCTTTGCTTAGATAGAAAGTTTCGGTACGTTTGAAACCATCCTTGCCTTCGACAACCTTGGAATAGGAGCAACTGACTGGTTGTTTCGGATCAGTTCCCCAGAAACTAAAGTCAAAGCTCCGCAGCTCTTCCAGCTTGTCTCCGTTAATTGTTACTGTAGTCCCTTTTCCTGTACCATCACTTTCGATTTCCAGTTTGATTTTAGTTTTCTTTGCTAACAAGTCAAGTCCTTCTCCCTGTCGTTTGAAGAACACAAACTGCTTTCTGTTTGCAGGCTTATCTACATAGGAAATTTCATGTAGCTTTATATCTTTCAATTTTTTTGCCATTTATCAATCTCCTTTAATCAACTTTCGCATAACCTGCCATACTATAACCTGTAAGACGCCCTGCTTTTATCCCTGCCCACAATTTCTTGTCAAGGACTCGTGTAACTAGAACCCAGCTACCTTCCTTAATCTTACGTTTGTTAATCGTAAAATCAATTGGAGCAATGTAGTTCTCTAATATTCTCACCTTGACTTTCTTACCTTTGTGCATAACCTTAAAAGCCTGAACGTGCTCCATAAAATCATACGCTGCCTTCTTTATCTCTTCCGCACTCGCCATATCATGCTGTGCATCTTCAGTGTCTGGCTCGTACACAATACCGTATACAATGTGCTCGTCTCCCTTCTCAATTGGAACAATTTCTATGTCCTTCACAATTTCTTCTGTTTCAATCTCCTCTTTCTTTATCTCCACCTTTTCTACTTTCGTCACTGGGCGTAGAACCTGATGGAACACTGGTATACAACTTCCCTCAAAGTCTTCATCATAAACAAAGACGCAGGCTTTGTCAACCAGCTCTTTGATGCTTTCAGTAACTTCCTCTTCCAACAGCACCTTCATTACTTTATCGGGCTCGAGTGCCTGTATTGTAATTTTTATTTCATCAGACTCAGCGAAATCTTCATCCATAGAGACATAGTTCTTCTTAGTAATTATTTCTCCAAGCATAGCAATGTCAATCCCAGCTTGCTTCGCTTCCATACTCTGCTTGAAGGCCTGCCTATCAATGTCGCAAGTGCTGTGCTCCAAACTTCGTTGAGAAGAGTCCATCTCTTTCAAAAGCAGTCGATATTTAGCAACAAAGCCACCACGAGTGAAACAACCGACCACTTTTTTAGTGTTGTGTTTGAAATGGTGGTCCCAGAACTTAGCAAATTGATACTTGAGTTGCTTCAGCTCTAAGTCAGTTGCTTTGGAAAGACCTTGTTTACTTATCTCTTCTATTCTCATTTTCCTTCTGCCTTTGGCTTAATTGTAACTGGCTTCGTAGGTTTAACTCGAGGGGGAGTTGTGACCGGAGGCTTACCTCCAAGACCTCCCTTATGTCCCAGTCTTCTTAAAGCTCTGCGTAACTTTCTTGCTTTAGGAGGAAGTGTCTTGGGTGACTTAAGTTTCCTAAGCAAACTCTCTATCTGCTTGTCATGCAAGTCATCAGGAGGAGTACATGTCGCTTTCTCCATTCGCTTAGCCATTCGACAAGTGGGAGTGTCCGCCACTACAGGCAGCAAGCAGCACCGGCAATTGGGGTGAACAGGTATAAGACCTCTTCCATCCCTAACTGGATACTTGTTACCATCCATCCCAAGGCACTCTTCACAGGGCTTCTCAGGATGGGCTTGAAACTCCACTTGGTTAACTCCCAAGTCTTCAAGCCCCACTGCATAACCAATATTCTGAGCACGAGCAGTCTCAGTCCGGGCTATGGTTTGCATACGACGGCGATGAGTTTTATTAGAATAAGTCATCACCCTCTTATCCACTTGTGCCGCAGAGAGTTCTGGTCGTTTTTCACCAAGCCAGTTACGATAATTGCTGACTGATTCTACCTGCCGCCGAGTCAGTCCTACAACTTTCTTCAACCCTTGAGCAATCTTATCCATCGACTTGCCTTCTTTGACACCAGCCTTGATATAACTACGAATACCCTTCTTAGTCTCTCCAGTGACTTCTCTGACAAGTTTACCGCAAAACTTATCAGCAGCTTTGACTGCTTCAGGATTCAACACGTCGAAAGCGACCTGTGCTTGGAGTATCTTGTAGGCTTGACCGCCTCCCGACTGCATAATCTTCAGAGTGGTGGGCTTAAGAATCTCCTTTCCCTGCTCTTCGATGAACTCCCAGTCAGTTAGCTTAGTTGTTACATCCTTCTTAATAAACTTCTGTGTCAGGTCGTGGCGAATTTGTCTATGGGCGAAATCCATCCATCGCTGCAAACCAACCAGAAAGGCCCTCTCGTTCCTATCTGCAAGACTAGTAAGAGTGGGAAGTATCAAACCAACTTTCACTTTGTATACACTAACCACCACGTACGATTACTCCTGTATTAACCAGCTGGTCAAATTTATGCTGGTGTATTCTGTCGACTGCTACACTATTCACAAATTGGTCAACCTTGGCCTGCTGAAGCTGTTTCGTTCGCTCAACTCTCTTGTTGACATTAGGGCACTTATGCTTCCTGAGCTTTTCTTGCAGCTCTGAAAAGCAGACTACCTGAAATCGCTCTCCATATACATCACAGCTATGCACCTGGAAGTCCATCTAGAAATTCCTTTTCTTCCTTGCTAAGCTTACTTTCTGGTTCAACCTCACCTGCTAGAATAAGTGTTGATGCAATATAGAACTGGTCTCCGTTGGGATAGGGTTTATCACCAAGCTCATTCCTCGCTTCATTGGGAGTTTTTATACCACTTCCCACTTGGGAGACAAGCCTTTTGACCAGAGCATCATAGTCACGGAGGTCCACATTCTTAAACTTGAGCTCGTATGTTTCTGATTGCAGAAGCTTGTCGTTCACAATGTCTTCCAAGTCCAGCTGCAAGGGCTCAACTACTCCCTGCACATAAATCTGAGTGGCCTCCTCTGCAACGTTGCCACCAAGCTTGCCAACCACCCTCACTCCAATTCTTTCTGGAGGCATAGAATACGCAATCATAATATTATCTCGTCGTGCCTGCTCGTACAGTCTAAAGCTACCCTCTTTCACTTCAACTCCAAGTTTTTGATAGTTGAATTTACACTTTTCTTCACCTAAACCTCCACCCTGCATTACTACTAAAGTCCGATGAGCGTTATCAGCGCCCTTGATTTCCTTGTTCAAGAAGTCACTTATCTTCTTGTCTGAGCCAGCCTCCCACTCTCCTTCTAAGGTTATTAGGGCAGCCGGTACTCCAAAGTTTTCGAAGAAAGCTAAGTTGTAATCTCGCAGCCCTATTAAGCCTATCACATCACCCACTGCTGAAATGATGTTTGATACCCCATAGTAGTCAGACTTGGGATAATAAGCTTTGTAGAATATTAGCTCATTGGCCTTGTCCCTACCCAGACTCTTTCTTTGCTTGCCATCCTTATAAGAAATATCTCTGGGCTCACCAAACTTCTTGAACCACACCTTCTTGTTGTTCCTGCACTGGGCATATTTTTTTTTCTTGATATGCACCTTCAAGGTGTGAGCAGGCACATGGTGTATCTCCCCCACCTCTTGCTTATTGTTACGCTGGACTTCTATACCGAACCAACCAACGGCACCCCAGTCAATTAGAAGCATCTTTAGTATAGAGCGAAAAGAATCCTCAGGATTGGGGTGCTTCAAAAACTCCTTAATCCTTTTCAGCTCGGTTTTACTGTCTTTCTGGTCTTCTCGAAGTTTCAAATTCCAGCCAAGGCCAGCAACGTCTGTAGCAAGCTGGTTAACACAGCGCCAGAATATCGGATTGGACTCATATAACGTCAGAAGAACTTCAGGTGAGTAGGGAGGAGATACAAGGTCATTCACAGTCATCCATGCTTCAATTTCTGCAAGCTGCTTAGAAGTGTTCTTAACTTCTGCCTTCCTAAGCATCTCGTACGGGAAAACACCCTTGGAGGTATGAACGAATACTCTGCCCTTTTGTATCTTCTTTTCAGTCATTTACTTTTCCTGAGAGTGACGGCCAGACAGGCTCATTCTTTTTCTTTGTCTCCTTCGCCGGCTCAAATAGAATGTACTTCCTCTTATGGTCTTTGAGCCATGCTTTGGCTTGTTTGACAGTGAACTTGTCTTTAGGGAACCTAATAGCCTGCACTTTCGTCGGCCCTCTTGGATCTGACTTGAGCGGCCCTCCGTAAATCATAATTCCCTCTTTGGTAGTTTGAAAGACACGAACTCTTAAGAACAAGCCCGGGTTCCTTATTCGAGCTGAGTGAAAGTTTGGATAGGGCTTAGAGATTGTTTTCGTATCTGAACCTTTTAACTTCGTACCACACTTTGGGCATTTGATTTTAGTGCAAGGTATTGATTTGCCTTCACCCGTTACAACATGTTTTTGACTGTATCCACACTTAGAACAGACACAATACTTAGCTCCACCATCTCCTTGGGCAGAACCACCTGTGCCTCTACCTTCACCACGAGCTTTTGCAACATCATTCATTACTACTCCTTACATTAGTAATTCTATAGTTAATAAACTTCTTTTCACGCTGCATACACATACCCTTTCCTCCGGGGTCCGTCTACTGAGTAGAGACCATACCGCACGGTGTCCACAGTGTGGTCGTTCTTCTGCTCTGGTATGTCCTTGGGATTTTTAGTATTGGTGCCCTTCGGATAATGATAGGCTGAAATTTCTCTACAGGTGTTCCTGCAATTTCTGAAGATAAACAAGCTTGGCTTGCCATTTTCCTTGACCTTCAGTTTACTCTGAACAAACTCTATCCCTCTGGCGACATCTTTCCTTGCAGCTTTCGTCTTGATACCCGCCTTCTTCATTTCATTCCTGTCTCCAGCGTTCTCAGGGTCTGCATAGGAGTCCACATACCTCTCACCTCTGCTGAGCAGTTTCACCATCCTGATGTGCTCCTGGATACCTGTCTTGGCTTGATAGTACTCTCGGTAGACATACCAATTCTCGTCTTTGTCCTTAGCAAGCCACAAACAGACGAAGGGATTTGTGAATCCGAAGTCGAAAGCTCTATATCTTCTCCAGCTCTTCGGTATCCTGAACGGCGGAAGGACGTGCACCTTCCTATTATAAGTCTTGAAGACCGCACCATAGAAGCTTGCAAACTCGCCCCTGATTCTTGTAGCCTGAACCTCCTCTGGCCATTCGTTAATCATCTGGTCGATACGCCTGTCTGGAATATACCCTCCTGCACTTATGCGGTTACCGTTCAAGTTGATTTGAAACGTCTCGTCAGTATCAGGCAAATCTTCTATTCTTTCTTCCAGCTCAAGCTGAGGCTCAATGGGTGTCATCCCCCAGCTCAAGTAACCGTCTCTCGCTATCAACCTCGCCTGCATCTCATTGAGTATAGCTACAAAGTCATGATGGCATTGCTCATCACAATGAATTGAATCTATCGCTCTGCCCTGGAACTGCTCTCTACCCTGATTGAAAGCTTTGAACTCCAACCTGTGCCCATTCTTCAAGAAGACTTTTCTTGGTACCCTGTCTGGACCCCAGATTATATTGAAGATAGCATGTGCCGGTATAAATCGCTGAAGGTTCTCTTCCCATAGAATATCTCGTACTTGATCCCAGCTTTCTATACACGCCCAGTGAATACCATTGGGACAGAAGTGAGCGGGGTGGAAGTCCTGAACAAGCAAAGCTAAATCCATCATATTGGTGTAGGTCTTGCTAGACTGATTACCTCCAAACAACCACTTGAATGAAGCCGAAGAGATATGAAACGCACTCTGCTCAGAACCAAGAGGCCTGTACAAAGCGATTGATCTGCCCACCCTTTTCATTTCATCTAGTGTAAATTCAATCTGCTTCATATCTTGCTAAACTCGAAGGATGTTTTCGAGGCGGATTATTCTGTGGCCCACCCACTAGTCGCAAAGCTGGAACTT